AAATAAAAGAAATGTTAATTGCTCTTGTAAGTATGGGAATATCTCATTTAGAAATAGTAAAAATAAGTCTTTCTATGATACTAAGTAATCCTAATATTGAATACGATAAAAAAAGTAGAATAATAGAATTGTGTGGAGAATCTAGTATTGAATTTGCAAAATATGATCGTAAAATATTTTCACTAGAAAATCTATTTATTAATATATCCATTTTATGTAAATGATTTAAATAAAATTGAAAATATTTATAATAAGAGGTATAAATTTTATATAATATAAAAATAATATGGATTGTTGGGGTCTAGAGTGGGATTTAGATTACAATAATATATCTCCACAACAAAAATTATATGATGTTCTTAAATCTAATATATCAGGTACAGAAACAATAGAGCGAATTAACATTTTAATAAAAGAGGGTATTGATATTCATAAACCTCTTACAAATAAAGGAGAATATGTGTTTCATGCTATAATCAGGCGTATATTTAATTATAAAGATATAGATATAGATATAGATATAGCAATAATATGTGATTATTTATTACAACACAATTGTGATATTAACGCTCTTAATAATGATAATGAAACACCCTTTTATTCCCTTTGTGATAGTGTTACTAAAAATTATAAAGGAAAGAGCAGGATAATACAATATTTATTAGAAAGTGGTGCGATTCTGGATTATTCAGAACAATTTGGTGAAATGGATTTATTATGTAAATTAAATGATGAAATTAAACAAGGATATGACATTTACTTGGATTTATTTAATGCCAAACTTGATACTTTTTTAATTGAATATTCATATATAATTGATTACTGTTTGTTTAGTTCAACTAATTCATTTAAATATATTTTACGCAATAGAATACTAGATATTGAACATTTATTGTTAAAATATGCTGAACATAAAATTTTTGAATATACTGATGAGGAATATTTTTACAATGATGATAAATTTGATTATATATCTACTTATTGGTATCTAATTAATGAAGAAACTATGACTTATGAGTTTAAAAAAGATACTAAATTAAAATCACTGGATGATAAAATAAACAAAATTAAATTTAAATATCTACAAGACTCTCTCAATTATTGGTCGCCGTCTAGACATTATATACATCCCACTTGTGTGCGAAATGCGGTTTGGTGTATTCTTTTAATACAACACAAAATTAATCAAGTGGAAGAACACACTCTATTTTTACCACCGGAAGTGTGGCTTCATATTTGCTCTTTCTTCACACGAGAAATGTGGATTGGAATTACAAAAAAAACAATCCCACTACAAATATTCACCAGAATATCAAACCTCCCTTGTTTATTGTAAAATATATAAATATTATTATTGATTATTAATGAAAAATATAAAAATAGATTACTCGAAAATTAGATTAATCGAAATTAATCACTGCCTTCAAATTATGTATAACAAATGATTTGTTCGCAGAAATAGATAATTCTTTTCTTTTTCTTCTAGTTGTTTTTTTCTTTTTACCATCAATTTCATTTGATTCTTTAGTATTGTTGTCGTCACAGCATTCATTTATATGGTCTGTGTTTTTTTTGGTATGCTTTTCCACATTTTTATCTGATGTCTTTTTCTTTTTGTTATATTTTCGTTTTCCTTTTTTACAACCACTTCCTATATCAGTTTTTTTCTTTGTTTTTTCAAGAATGAATTTTTTACTATATGTAAATTTATTCATATCATCTTCAATTACTTTAATATTAGCCTCAATATGTTCTAAAATATAGTTTTCAATTGACCATTTAAAAAAATTGAGCTGTCCTACTGTCGTAATAATATAGTCGTCATCTGCTTTACCATAAAAAAATTTAATACGTTCTCTCCTACAAAAGGGGTCAAAATTCTTTTTATTCAGTGATTTCAATTGACCTCTATAATCACTAAACACATTAAAATAATCAGAAAAATATTCTTGTTCTTCTAATTCAACACCACTATCTGTTTCAGAACAATCATCTTTTATTTCAATATTGTTTGCGTTATCTATTTCATTTTCTTTTTCTTGGTTTTTTTCTTTATTTAATAATGCGTTGCGTTTCATTTTTTTAAGATTATACATCACTAGATTCTTTTTTGAATAATTAGTGACAAACCAATCTACTAAACGCAAAGATAACTTTGATTTACCATCTAAAATGTTTTTCAATTTATCAATATTTTCAGTTTGACAAAAAAAACGCGTTAATGGAATTAATAACAAATATTGCTTACCAGTTAAAACATTATCTTGATTTTTATAAATTTCTTCATCTACATTAGCAGTTGTATTCTTTAATGTTTTTTTACTATGTTGAATATCCATAATTGTATATTATTATATAATTATTTTATTTAACTAAATAATATACGCACAACTACTTTTGTAGTTTATGTTTTTAAATGTTAATTTAAAATTATTATAAATATTAATATTTAAAAGGTCTTTAAATGTAAATAAAAAAGAAATTTAAAATACATAAAATTAAATTTCTTCTATTTTTTTCTCTTACTATATTATTTACACTTTAATTAATTATTTAAATTTTTTATATATTTATAATAAATATTTATTATGCCTAGAAAATCGCGTTCAAGAAAATCTACTCGTTCTAGTAAAAGGACAAAGCGTCGCGTAGTCCGTAAAACTGAGGTTCGCAAAGCAAAGAAAACCCGTTGCGTAGCTAAGAAAAAGCGTTCTTGCAAAAAGAGCAACAAAGTAATGAGGGGGGGGGAAATAGTATCATATAACCGAAATAATAGTTATGATTTTACCACTAATGATATATTAGAAATTAAAGATTTCGCATACAACTGCAATACAAACACAGGATCTTTATTAATCCCAAACACAGGATCTTTATTAATCCCAAACACAGGATCTTTATTAATCCCAAACACAGTCCAGAATATTGGCAATTATGCCTTTTCCAGATGTGTTGGGTTGAAATCGATCACCCTCCCGAAAGATTTGCAGAAGATTGGCAATTATGCCTTTTCCGGATGTGTTGGGTTGGAATCGATCACCTTTTCCGGATGTGTTGGGTTGGAATCGATCACCCTCCCGGAAGGTTTGCAGAAGATTGGCGATTATGCCTTTTCCGGATGTGTTGGGTTGATTGGACAACTCAAAATCCATGGTAGCGTCAATATCATCTCTGAATGCGCCTTTAATTATTGTAAATCCTTGGATACCATCGTAATCACTAAAGGCGTCGAGAAGATCAACAAAATGGCCTTTTATGAATGTGTTAATTTGAAGGGAGAACTCAAAATCCCTATCAGCGTCAAATCGATTGGCGAGTCTGCCTTTAGAAATTGTTCTAGTTTGACCTCTGTCACAATGCACGAAGTCAAAACTATCAGTGAAAGTGCCTTCCACGGATGTAATAAATTGGAAATAGCTACAGTTTCAGATGATTTATTTAAATTATATAAAGATAAACAAAAAAAAGACAAAGTATTTCCAAATACTTGTGTGATAAACAAAATAATTAATTAATAGAGTTAATTAAGCACAAAAAAAATTTATTATTATTATTTTTATTATTATTATTATTTATAGTAGTTATTATATTGACTTTAGTTTGTGGAACCAGATATAGTTTGTTTTGTTTGTTTTATATCTTTATGTCTTCTTTTCCAAAGACGACTTTCCGTTATTGGAAGACAAGGTATTCTTGTATCTTCAATTATTGTAGCTTCAATTCCTTCACCAGTCTGAATAGTTCCTAGTTCTTGTTTAGTTAGAAAACCACTAGGTATTGTAATAACAATTTTTCTCGGTGATATAATATGAATGTCAGGTGTTCCCCAACTAATACATTTACTTTTACCTTTACCTTTACTTTTACTTTTACTTGTTTTTTAAAACAACTTTTTAGGTTAGGTTTGATAGAAGTCATTTTAAAACAATAACGATTCGTTGTGTAAAACACAATTAAAGTATTTATATAATTTACACTATATTTTACAATTTTTATTATAAAAAGGATTATATTCATTTTAATGTGTTAAAAATCATAATAAAATATGTTAAATCATTTTATATTTATCAAAATAAAAATGAGTATATTAAAAATTAAAGAAATACTAGACATTCAAAAATACAATAAACCTATTATTATTTTAGTTATTGTATTCGCAATTACAACTATTATTATTTTCGTTTATAATAAAACCGAAAAAGAAGAAAAATTCACTAACAACCAAAAAACTTTAAAACCCTCTGTATCGGACATAGAAAATACATCTAGTGAATTACAAGAAGATAATGATTTAAATAAAATACAAAAACAAGAAAATAATATTAAAAATACATTTATGAAAGAATATGATTTTATGTATATTATAAATCCAGGAAATGATAATACTAATACTAACAATACTAATAATACTAATAATAACATAATACAAAATTATATCCACATAATGTGTTCTAAATATAAATTAAATGGATTATTGATAGGCACACTAAACGATAATAATGAATTACCACCAGAATGTCATATATTAGACGACAAACATATTAATCACTTGAAAAAATGTCGCTTTTTATTTGTTCCATATATACTTAAAGAAAGCGAAACTACTATTTTAAAAGATGCATTATCTTTAAATTTACCGTGTCTAGTAATGAATAATGATGATAATAACAACCCCGAATATTTAGAAAAGTTAAATTATATTAATGAAAAAACAGGAAAAACTTTTAACAATGAAACCGACTTTGAACCAGTCTTAGGGGAATTTTTATCTAACTTTGACACTTGTACACCTAGAGAATTTTTATCTAACTTTGACACTTGTACACCTAGATAAACTTTCTCCAACCAATAATATTAATATTTCTCTATGTTTTTCAAATTTAGTTTTAAATTTAGTTATATTTTCATCAGTGAGATTTTTATCTTTTAGATCATATGTGTTGAAAATACTTATAATTTGTCTCAAGAAATCATTAAATTTTCCTTCATATATTATTTTTTCTTCTTCTAATTTTATTTTTTCTTTTTCTAATTTTATTTTTTCTTTTTCTAATTTTTTGATTGCTTGTGATAAAGTATTTATCCTTGTTTCATCGTTTTTACTAGCTTCAAAAGATATAGGATTTTCTTTAAATTTTTTATACAAATTATAATATACAGTTTTGTTGTCTATTTCTGTTTCTAATTTATCTTTTTGAATATTATATATCATCATTTTATTAACATAATAAATATTAAGTAGTCGCATTGATTCCTCTTTATATTTGTTAAGTTTTCCAAATTCTTCAACACGATAAATATAGTCACTATATTTTTTTAAGTGTTCATGGTAGTGCTTTAATTCTGGATGTGGTCTAAACGTTAAATAGATAGAATTAAAACTTGTTCTAATATTATCTTGTAATAATTTATATAATGATTGTTTATAACTTTTGACTGTGTCATCTATATTTGTTAATTCTTCTTTCTTTCTTAATAATGTTGCTTTCAATTCGTCTGAAGATTCAGAATTGTCAGAATAATTATTTTTAAAATTACAATCAATATATTGTTTTACTTCGGTTAATAACACATTACCAAATATGGATGATTGTTCGAAATTTAAAAATTTTATTGCTTTACTTTGTTGTCCTTTGAATATAAGAGATTTTACACCTCCCTTAATAATATTACCTTTTCTTTTTTTGGTTGGTTTTTTTGTTTTTGTTTTTGTTTTTGTTTTCTGTTTTGTCTTTCTAAGGCGGTTTGTTTTCTGCTTTTACTCAATCTTCTATTAGGTTTTTTACGCGTAATTTTACGTATTTTTCTTTTTTCATTTTTAATTATCCAATATTATAATTACTATTATAAATATATGATATAAAAATGAAAAAAGAAAATAAAAA